CTTCCTTGAACCGGGCGGACGATGTGGATGTGCCGAGGGTATATGACGAGTTGATGAGGACGGGACGCGCTGACGCGACCGCTTGATCGTAGACATTCGTGGCGTTCACGACTCGAGCGGTTCCGAAGCCGATGTATGTATATGTGCCGGCCTGCACAAAAGGATTGATCCCGGCGGTTTGTGCGGAGAAGATATCGGCGGAGAGTCCACCGGTTGAGGATCTGAGCGCGATGGTGTTCACGGTCGCGGCGGTTGATTCGGCGTATCCATCGAGGAGCGTCGAGTTCGACGCGGTCGCGGCGTTCCCCGAGATTGAGATCCCGTAAGTGCCGGCGGCGACATCTGCCGGGGTGATTGTTCCGTCGAGAATGTTCGAGCCGGTGATGGTGGCGGCGGCGATGTTTGCCCCGGTGATGGTGGCCGATGCGATGTCGGCTCCGACGATGGTCGCGTTCACGATGTTTGCGCTTGTGACGGAGTTCGCGGCGAGCTTGGCGTTTGTGACATTGGCATCGGTGATGCCGCTAGTTATCACCGGGTAGATCTGGATCCATCCGGTCGTGAGTCCGGTCGTGTTCACGGTGAGGATGTTCGTGTCGAGAAGGTATGCGAGCATTCCTTCTTTAACGATTGAGACGGTGAGGGCGGCGTCACGGCCGGCGGCGTTTGCGAACCTCATAACGGCTTGGCTTGAGCAGTAGTCCGTGAGGTCTGCTCCGTTGAGGACTTGTCCCCCGGTCCATGCTTTATAACCCTCTGCCATTGTGTCCTCCTAGAAGCCGTATCGGTTCGAGTCTAGAAGGCTGAGAGGTTGCGAGGCGGGAGGTAGCGCGACATTTCCCCAGACCATCGACTGCTCGGCGGCGTCGATGAGGTCGAGGTCGATGGTGTGTCGTGCGGGTCCGATTCGGTGATGAATGCCCGAGATGTTCATATATCGCGAGATGAGTATCCCTCCGGGCGGTGTGAACTTAATCAGAACAAGATCGTCGATATCGAGGGCTTGGAGCAGTCCTTGATTAGATCCGGACTGTGCCGCCATGTTGATCTCTACGCGACGCGGACGGAACACGGGTTGAGAGTATGAGTTTGCGTAGTACTGAGCCATCGAGAGCGCCACCGAGTCAGAGTTCATAAGAAGCCCCGACTCTGAATAGGAGAAAACTCCATAGGTGGCTTGGGAGGCGGTGTTTGCGGCGACTTGGGTCGTGCCTCCTTCTCGGGTGATTGTCGCCCGGTTGTATAGAAGCTCGGCCCCGTATTCGACGCCTATCGACTTAGGTGTCACGCTCGTACCGTCGTCGCTGATAGTGATCGCGCCGGTATAGACCGGGTTGTACCGGCGGGATCTGAATGTGAGAAAGCCTTCTTTCGAGACAAACAGAGAGCCCGGTTCGGATGCTTCGATGAGTTGTAGAAAGGTGAGAGCGTTGTCGCCGGTTGTGACGGTCGCGGCTTGGAGTGTTGTGATTCCGGTTCCTATGTTTCGATAGTTGGTATCGAATGCAATCTCGGGACGGTCAAGGACGGCCGTGAGCATCGTCGAAGATAGAGCCGACGCAAATGTATTCGTCGAGAGTGTCCGGTTCGCAAGTTGAGTGAGAGCATCGGACGCGCGAACGATGACGGTCGCGATCCCGTCGAGAGGATATTCGAGATCCCAATCTTGAATGATTCCGAGATATTGGATCTCGGTCCCGACGGTGACACGGATTCTCTTTCCGGGGACTATCTGGCCGGCGTACGGATAACCAGAAGTGCCGGCGGGAATGGTCGGGTCGAAGAGAGCGGTCTGGTTGTCGAGGGTGACAGAGAGTGTCCCGGCGTTGTAACGACTAAGGGCTTGATTCTTGCCTCTGTCGATCGAGGTGGTGTAGGTCTTATTAGTGACATCGGTCCATGTCGCGCCGCCGAGAAGGTAGGTCGTATTGTTGAGGACGCCTTTCGTCGCGTCATTGAGTACGAAGTTCGAGGTCTGTGATGAGATCGTGAACTCGATCTCGACGACCGCCGGGGCGATGGTTGCGATTGCCACCTAGGCGGCCTGAAAGACGGGGCCGGTTGTGCGTTCGTATTGTTTGATTGCGTCCACGACTTGACGGCCAATCTCGCGAGGGTCGCCAATACCGGCTTGAACAGTAATCGAGTAGGTGTTCCCCATAGAGCCGAGCTTGGAGAGCGGGATGATTGCCTCGGGTCCGGCCTCACCCACTAGGCCGAGCCTAGGACTCGTCACGATTCCCCCATTTGCGAAGGCCGTGATCCCTTGAGATCCGGCGCGTCCCGATGGCCTGTATTCGGAATAGTTCGGGGTGAAGGTGAAGTCTTGAAACTTGACATCGGGGAGCTTGGCGAGTTTGTCGAAAGGGTTCACGACATTCACTAGATCGACGAGTGAGTTAATGCCGGCGCGGATGACCTTGTATGTGAGGATGAACGCATTCGCGACGCCTTTTAGGGAGTTAATGATGACTTCTCCGAAACTTGATCGGAAGGCCGGATCTCTCAGGGCATCGACGAGGGTGTACACGGCGACGGCGGCGAGAGCGGCGACCGAAAGGATCGCGCCGATTGAAGCTCCAAGGAGCGCCGGGACTGTTCCCGCGAGTGCCACCATAGAGGTCTGGATGGCCGTAATAGCGGCCGAGATGCCGGTGAGGAAGGAGAAGGTCTTGAAGGCCGCTCCGAGAGCGAGAACGGTCCCGGTGAGGTTGATGATGACGGCGTTCCATCCGTCGGCGGATTCGATGAAGTCCGAGAAGTCATCGCCGGCGACCTTAATCGCCCCCGAGAGTCCATCCTTCGAGAATGCGTCGGCGAGTTTTTGCGCGTATGGGATCAGAGTGTCGGCCATGAAGCCGGCGAGGCCTTCCATGATTGGGAGGAGGGCATATCCAATTTGTTCGTAGATTTCTTTCGCGGTTTCGCTGAGTCGTGCCATTCGTCCGGCGAGCGTGTCGGCGTAGGTGGCGGTCGCTCCTCCGAATGTGTCCCCGAGGTGTTTGATGATGGTGTCGAGGTTCTCATGGTTCTTCACCATTGTCTTGACTTCGGGGTCTAATGCGGCGAGCTTCTTCATGTTCCCGTCGTACGCGGCGGAGAGCGCGTCCGCTACTGAGGTCAAGCTCTTATTTTTGCCGATACTGATATCTTGCGCGAGAGCCATGAGGCCTTGAGCCTTAGTCACATCCTCGGTTCCTCGGACTAGGGAGGCGAGGGCCGGACGAAGATTCTCATCGGATTCGCCGGTCGCCATGACGAGCTTGGATATCCACTTTTCGGTGCTTGCAATCTGGCTATCTGTCGCCCCGGTTGTCTTTTTAAGTTGTCGAGCAAGTTCGGCGGCGGCGGCTTCGTCCTCCATTGCGGCCTTGGCGGCATCGAAGCCGGCGAATGCGACCGCGCCGAGAGCGGCGGCGGCGGGTAGTGCGTACTTCTTGACAGATCCACCGAATGATCCGATCGAGTTGGTTGCTTCTCCGAGTGCTTGCCGTAGTGGTGCGGCGTTACCTGAGACGACTACGGAGATACTTTTTGCCATGTGTCTATCGTATCTCTTCGGGTTCTTTGATTACTTGAATACGCCGGGTGAGTCGAGGTCGGCCATGTTGAATGAGTACGCCTTGAAATTAGAGGCGGACGGTGACGACTTCGGGGGTCGTGGAACTCCGGGCTCGAGGTCGTACTTTGTGATGAGTTGCCCGATTCGTTCCTCATAGAGACGCATGACTTCGTCACGGCGGGCGTCTAGTACGGCGTAGATAAACGGGTTCGGGCGGATGTTTCGCGCGGGCCATCCGAAGTGAATCGGGCCGGCGTATGGAACGGCGGCAGATCCGACACGGACTCGGCCTTGGCGTTGAGTTGGTGCGGAGCGTAGAGATGCAAGGAGAGCGCCGGAGCGGACCGGTACGAGACGAGTCGCGCCATCGACGATGATTTGTCCGGCGCGTCGGTGTGTCTCTTTCATGTCGTTGCGGGTGTCAGAGGAGAACGCTCGGAGGGCTTTGTTTAATTCGGCGAGACCTTCGACTTGTAATTGTCCCCCAAGGTCGCCGACGGCTCCGGTCCTGTATTTGGCGGCGGCTTGCTTTTGGTACTTATTGAGAGCCATTAGGCTTTCCGCCTTTGTTCGTTGATGAAGTGAACTAGATCATTTAGAGTATCGACATCGCATAGAAGGAGCTCTCGAGGAGAGATCCCCGTCGCGACCGCTAACTCGGCGACGAACCTTCGGAACTCTCCG